CAACGTTAACATTGCAATACTTGCTAACAAGGCATCTACCGCAAAAGATCTCTTAGACCGCCTTCAGACCGCTTACGAGAACCTCCCAAAGTGGTTACAACAGGGTGTTATGACATGGAACAAAGCGTCTTTGGAGTTAGAAAATGGATCAAAAATTATTGCTGCTTCTACATCAGCATCCGCAGTTCGTGGTGGATCATATAACATTATCTTCCTCGACGAATTTGCTTTTATTCCCAATCATATTGCTGATCAGTTTTTCAGTTCAGTTTATCCTACTATTTCTTCTGGTAAGAATACTAAAGTAATTATTGTTTCTACCCCTCACGGGATGAATCATTTTTATAAAATTTGGCATGATGCAGAAAGAAAGAAAAATGAATACATTCCTACCGACGTTCATTGGTCTGAGGTACCCGGAAGGGATGAAAAATGGAAGCAACAAACAATTGCTAACACTTCAGAACAACAATTTAAAGTTGAATTTGAATGCGAATTTCTAGGATCTGTCGATACTCTAATCGCACCAAGTAAACTTAGAAATATGGTTTATGAGAGTGCTATTACAAAAAGTGCAGGTTTAGATATATACGAAGATGTTATTGAAGATCATGAATACTTGATAACGGTTGACGTTGCCAGAGGAGTTGGTAATGATTATTCCGCTTTCGTTGTCGTTGACATTACAACATTTCCGCATAAAGTAGTTGCAAAATATAAAAACAACGAAATAAAGCCAATGTTATTTCCTAGCATTATACATGAAATTGCCAAGAATTATAATAAGGCATTTATATTGTGTGAAGTTAATGACGTTGGTGATCAAGTAGCTTCAATTTTAAACTATGATTTAGAATATCAAAATGTTCTCATGTGCTCCATGAGGGGAAGAGCTGGTCAAATTGTTGGTCAAGGATTTTCCGGTAAAAAGACTCAACTTGGAGTCAAAATGTCTAAGACTGTAAAAAAAGTTGGTTGTTTAAATCTTAAGACTCTTATAGAAGAAGATAAACTACTAATAAAAGATTATGATATTATTAGCGAGTTAACAACTTTTATTCAAAAACATAATTCATTTGAAGCTGAGGAAGGATGTAATGACGACTTGGCAATGTGTTTAGTCATATATGCATGGTTAGTTTTACAAGACTATTTCAAAGAATTGACAGATCAAGATGTTCGAAAAAGGCTTTACGAAGAACAAAAAAACCAAATAGAACAAGATATGGCACCATTTGGATTTGTTTCTACTGGAATAGATTCTGAAAGTTTTGTTGATGTTGATGGCGATAGATGGTTTACTGATGAATATGGAGATAGATCTTATATGTGGGAATACCTATAATGGATTTAGATAAGCAAATTAGATTAGGTCACTTATTGCTTACTGATAGAAAATGCAGAACATGTGGAGAGATAAAAAATTTAATAGAAAATTTTTACAGAACAAGAAAAGATAAAGGTCCTGTGGTATCTTCATATTCTTATGAATGCAAGGAATGTTCAATTAAAAGGGTTATAAGTTCTAAAAAGAAAAAATATTCTCCAGATACTTATGAATATCCAGATTGGTAAGTAGTTCACGTCACGTTTTCTTCCTTGTAAAGTATCTTTTTAATAAATATTTTGTAGATAAACTGAGATTTTACGGAGAAAAACATGGCGACTCCTCAATTATCTCCCGGTGTACTTACGAGGGAAGTTGATTTAACAGTTGGGAGAGCTGATAATGTTTTAGATAACATCGGAGCTATTGCGGGTCCTTTCGTTCAAGGTCCAGTAGAACAACCTATTGATATCAGCACAGAGCAAGAGTTAGTAAATGTTTTTGGAAAACCAAAGACAACAGATGCTCAATATGAATATTGGATGAGTGCTTCTACATATCTTTCTTATGGTGGTGTTCTAAAAGTAGTTAGAACTAATGGTGCAACACTAAATTGTGCAAATGCTGGTGTTGGTTCTGCATATTCCACTACTTTAAATATAAAGAATTTTGACGACTACAACACAAATCACTCTTCAGATGCTGTAGGATATACATTTTCTTCTAAGAATGCTGGAACTTGGGCGAACGATTTAAAAGTTTGTTTTATTGACGACAAAGCAGACCAAACTATCGGAATTGCAACAACAAATCCCGGAGCATTGGGTGCTATTGTTGGATATGGTGTTACCACTGCAATAACCAATGCAATTGTTGCTGGTGCGGGATCAACCTCGTCATTTAATGGATATTTAAAAGCAATTATTACTGGTGTAAGTACAGATGCCGTCAATGGTTCAAGTACTATCGATATAAAAATCGTTTCTAGAGTTTCTTCTGCAGGTACAGAATCTTTAATTAACTACAGCAGAGGAAATTCTCTGTCTGCATTTGAAGCAAATGACACTCTTACTTTTGTCAATAATTCAGGAATAACTACAGGATCATCCACAGCAACTTCAATTGCTGATTGGTACGATAACCAAACTCTTGGATTGACAAATAGTACTGTATATTGGTCCTCTATTGCACCAAAACCAGTATCAAATAACTATTCTCTCGAAAGAAATGGAAAAAATGACGCGATGCATATCGTTGTCGTTGACGATTCTGGAGCAATAACTGGAGTTAGAGGAAATATTCTAGAGAAGCATATTGGACTTTCAAAAGCTGCTGATTCGGTCTCGCAAGTAAATTCCCCACAAAAAATTTGGTATAAGAATTATCTTGCCGGATTCTCTTCTTATGTTTATGCTGGAAAAAATCCGTCTTCCGCATACGATGCATACCACGGAACAAATCCAGTAGCTACTGGATTCTATAGTGGATTTACTCCATATACCACAAATCAAGGTCTTTGGGGTTCAAATGCACAAGGAGTTGTTTTCAGTGCAATTGGAAATAAAACATACACTCTAATTGGCGGTAAAGATTATTCATCATTGAATGGTCTTAAGACAACTCTAGGAGATCTTTCAACCGCATACGATCTTTTCTCAAATAAAGATCAAGTTGCAGTAGATTATCTAATTTGTGGTCCTGGATTAGATTCAGAATTCGAGTCTCAAGCAAAAGCAAACAAACTGATTGCAATTGCCGAATTGAGAAAAGATTGCATGGCAGTCATTTCTCCACACAGAGCAAATGTTGTAGATTTGACAAATACAACTACACAAACAAATAATATCATTAATTTCTTTAGTTCATTGAGTTCTTCATCATATGCTGTATTTGACAGTGGATATAAGTATACTTATGACAGATTCAACAATCTATTCAGATACATACCATGCAATGCTGACATTGCTGGTTTAATGATGAGAACAAATATTGTTGCATATCCTTGGTTCTCTCCTGCAGGACAGCAAAGAGGAATTCTTAATAATGCAATCAAGCTTGCATACAATCCTTCAAAATCACAAAGAGATCAACTCTATACTGCAAGAGTTAACTCCATTGTAACTCAACCAGGAGTGGGAACACTTCTATTTGGTGATAAAACTGGTCTTGCATATGCTTCTGCATTCGATAGAATTAACGTTCGTCGTTTATTCCTCACAATCGAACAAGCACTGGAAAGAGCTGCTCAAGCACAGTTGTTTGAATTAAACGATCAAATTACTAGAGCAAACTTTGTCAATATCATTGAGCCATATTTACGTGATATTCAAGCAAAGAGAGGTCTTTATGACTTCTTGGTTATCTGCGATGAAACTAATAATACTCCTGATGTTATTGATAACAATGAATTTAGAGCAGATATATTCCTGAAGCCAACCAAATCAATTAATTATGTAACATTGACATTCGTAGCTACTCGTACTGGTGTCAGCTTTGAAGAAGTTGCTGGTAGGGTTTGATTTAAACTTTAATTAACCACAAAGGAGGAAAGTAAAATGGCAACTATCCCAGCAAGAGGAATCTCAGCAATGAAGGGGGCACTGATTGGTGGCGGTGCCCGCCCTAACTTATTCGAAGTTCAAGTAGCATTTCCAAACTCTCTACCAACAAACATTCAGGGTGATGGATCTGGTGGGTTTGACGCAAATAATTTTAGATTTTTGTGTAAAGCAGCGGCTTTACCAGCTTCTAATGTAGCACCTATCGATGTACCTTTTAGAGGTAGAATCCTAAAAGTTGCAGGTGATCGTACATTTGATACTTGGACAGTAACTATTATCAATGACGAAAACTTTTCCCATAGAAGATCATTTGAATCTTGGATGCAAAGTGTTGCCCAATATTCAAATCATACTGGATTAACAAATCCTAATGACTATATGGGTCAAGCAACTGTCTATCAGCTTGGAAGAGGAGCTGTTACAAAAGAAGGACCTTCAAATGCATCTGCTGGCGGAAATGCAAACATTCTTGCACAGTACAAGTTTGTAGACATTTTCCCAACAAATGTTTCTCAAATTGATCTCTCATATGATTCCACAGATACTATTGAAGAATTCACAGTAGAGTTCCAAGTACAATACTTCTACCCAGAAAAAGCGGGTAGTGGTGCCTGATAAATAGTACAAGTCTGTAGGGTTTAATATTTAATTATGTCGAAGTTATTCGGTTTTTCTATTGAAGATAGCTCTAATAATTTAACACCTTCAACTTTGTCCCCCGTTCCACCAAATAACGAGGACGAAGTTGATCATTATTTAAGTTCTGGTTTTTTTGGATCTTATGTAGATATTGAAGGTGTTTATAGAACTGAATTTGATTTGATAAAAAGATATCGAGAAATGGCACTTCACCCAGAGTGTGATAGTGCCATTGAAGATATAGTAAATGAGGCTATAGTCTCAGATTCAAATGATTCTCCTGTAGAGATTGAACTTTCAAATCTCAATGCAAGTGATGGAATCAAGAAAAAAATAAGAGAAGAGTTTAAGTATATACTAGAATTATTGGATTTTGATAGGAAATCTCATGAGATTTATAGAAATTGGTACATCGATGGAAGACTTTACTACCACAAAGTAATTGATTTAAAAAATCCTCAGGCAGGAATTCAAGAACTTAGATACATAGACGCAATGAAAATGCGATATGTAAGGCAACAAAAGAAAAAAGAAGAAGATAAAAAATTATATCGACTTGCAAATGTGAACGTCGATGATCCAATGGATTATGAATTCCCAGAAATTCAGGAATATTTCATTTATAATCCAAAAATGAACTATCCTGCCAACAATCCATCTAGCCTTGGTGGCATTGGTGGAATCAAATTTTCTAGAGATTCCATTGCATACTGCACTTCTGGATTGGTTGATAGAAATAAAGGATCAACACTTTCATATCTTCACAAGGCAATCAAATCTCTCAATCAGTTAAGAATGATTGAAGATTCGTTAGTTATCTACCGTTTGTCACGCGCACCAGAACGTCGTATTTTTTATATTGACGTTGGCAATCTACCAAAAGTAAAAGCAGAGCAATACCTCCGTGACGTTATGATGAGATATCGTAATAAACTGGTATATGATGCTTCCACTGGAGAAATCAGAGATGATAAGAAATTTGTGAGTATGCTTGAAGATTTTTGGCTTCCTCGTCGTGAAGGTGGTAGAGGAACTGAAATTACTACACTTCCAGGTGGACAAAATCTTGGAGAAATTACTGACATTAAGTATTTCCAAGAAAAATTATATCGTTCATTGAACGTTCCCCCAACAAGAATTGGTGGAGAAAGTGGATTTAATTTGGGACGTTCTTCTGAAATATTAAGAGATGAACTCAAATTTACAAAATTTGTAGCGAGATTGAGAAAGAGATTCTCTTATTTGTTCAATGATATGCTCAAAACTCAATTAATATTAAAGAATATTATTACTCCAAGCGATTGGGATAAAATGGGTGAGCATATTCAATACAATTTCCTATATGACAATCATTTCTCTGAATTAAAGGATGCAGAACTACTTACGGAAAGATTGAATTTGGTTGCTACAGCAGAACCATATGTCGGAAAATATTTCTCACAAGATTATGTAAGAAGAAAAATTCTTAGACAAACTGATTTGGAAATTATTGAAGAAGATAAAATTATCCAAAAAGAAATCGAATCAGGAATAATTCCGGATCCAAATGCACCCGTAGATCCCGCTACAGGAATGCCAATGGATCAAGGCATGGATGCAAATCTAGGAGAACCAGTTATGGAACCAGATTTGAACGCAGATGCTGCTCAAGTTGAAGTATCTGATAAAGGAATGGAACCACCTAAAGGTGGAAAGATCTAATCAAATATAAATATAAAAAATTTCAAATTTAATTAAAATGGAAGAACTTCTTGACATGATTGCTGCGGATGAATCACCATCTCAAATTAGCGATAAAATTAAAGATCTGTTATTTGCAAAATCAACAGAAAAAATAGAAGCTATACGCCCATCAATTTCCAATTCATTGTTTGGATTTAATGATTCGAATAATGAAACCTCAGAAGATCAATAGATATTTTATCTTAATTTGATCAAATAATAAATAACTAAAAATGTATTATAAAAATAATGGCTCATAGACCAATAGGTGCGGGAATTTCATTAACAACTGGTGCAGCATCATCAATGACAACTTCTTTTACTGCACAAACAAATGTGGTAAGAGTTGTTGCCGTAACTGCAGGGGCATTTGTTGCAATAGGAACAAATCCATCAGCTACAACTTCAGACTATTATATCCCAGCAGGATCTTCATCAACTTTAGCAATTACAAAAGCATCGAATAGAGTTGTTGGTGTAACTACTGGAACTACAACAATTATTGATTGTCCGGAAGGTACCCAAGCACCTTTTGGTGTTGGCGATTTTGTAACTCTTTCTGGATCACAATATCATAACTTTACTCATGCCGAAGTTATTTCTGTGAATACATCTTCTAGTGTTGATGGATATTATCAGAGAAGGTTTACTGTAAATTATAACTCTAGTGGCATATTAACGGCATTTACTTCACCAGATGCAACTGTATCATTGTCATATAGATTGGCTGCAAGAACAGAAGGTGGTGCTGGTACATTATACGCACAACAAGTACAAATTTCAGGACAAGCATGATGAAACTAATCACCGAAGAAATCGAACAGGTAGAAGTTCTTACAGAAACAGTTAATGGTAAAAAGACACTTTACATTCAAGGTCCTTTCCTTCAAACTGAAGTAGTAAACAGAAATGGTAGAATGTATCGTCTACCTGTTATGGAAAGAGAGGTAAAGCGTTACACTGAGCAGTATGTGAATAAAGGTCGTGCTCTTGGAGAACTTGGTCACCCAGACGGACCAACTGTAAATCTTGATCGTGTTTCTCACAAGATTGTTTCGCTTCAACGTGAAGGAAATAATTTCATTGGTAAAGCACAGATTCTTTCCACTCCAATGGGTAAGATTGCAGAATCATTACTCAAAGAAGGAGTAACTCTTGGCGTTTCTTCTCGTGGTATTGGTTCAGTAAAACCAAATAACGAAGGTTATACTGAAGTCGGTGAAGATTTTATGCTTGCGACCGCTGCTGATATTGTAGCGGATCCTTCTGCCCCCGATGCCTTTGTTCAAGGAATTATGGAAGGAAAAGAGTGGATTTGGGATGGTGGAATGCTTAGGGAGAGGTCTGCAGAGAATACAAAACGCAGAATTAACACTCTTGTAGACCAAAGACGTTTACAGGAAAATAAAATTAAGTTATTTAATGATTTTTTAAATTCATTGTAATTTCTTAATTTATAAATAAATATAGATTAAATTACTAAAGGTTAATCGGAGAGTTCAAATGTCTCGTGGAGATTTACAAGAAATGGAAGTAGGCACAAAGCAATCCAAAACCGCTGTAAATGCCAATGCCAAAGCAGCGGACGCAATGCCACATTTGTCAGGAAATATTCCCCCTGGACAAACTACAGGATGGGAAGATCTTGGCGGACCAGATCCTTCAAACTATCGTCCAGATGATGATTCAGCGAAATTAAAAACCCCCGGAGCAACCCTTAAGCAAGTTAAGGATGTTGTAAATAAGGGTGCTAAGCCTGCTGAGGCAATGAAGGGAATGAAAGAGGACGAAGAGTTTGAGTATGATGAAGACGAAGAACTCTTAGAAGCCGCTGAGGAAGAAGAAAAAGAAGAAGAAGAGGACGGAAAGAAGAAAGGCAAAAAAGAAGAAGAAGACGAAGATGAAGACGAAATGAAAGAAGAGTATGACATCGAAGAAGATGTCAATGCTCTTTTAGAAGGTGAAGAACTATCTGAAGAGTTCCAAGAGAAGGCACGTACCATTTTCGAGGCTGCTCTTCGCTCCAAGGTTTCTCAAATTCAAGAGGCAATGGAAGAGCAGTATGCAGATGCACTTGCAGAAGAAGTTGAAGAAATTAAATCTACACTTTCTGAGCGTGTAGATTCATATCTTGAGTATGTTGCCGATGAATGGATGCAAGAAAATGCGCTTGCAGTTGAAAACGGTCTTAAGACCGAAATGACCGAATCATTCCTACAAGGAATGAAGGGTCTTTTTGAAGATCATTATGTATCAATCCCTGAAGATAAATATGATGTGCTAGAGAGCATGGTAGAAAAACTTGATGAAATGGAAACAAAACTCAACGAGCAGATTGAGAAAAACGTTTCACTCAACAAGCGTCTCGCAGAGTCGGTTGCTGATGGAATCTTTGAACAGGTCGCTGATGGTCTAGCAGACACTCAGAAAGACAAGCTCGCTTCACTTGCCGAAAGTGTTGAGTTTGAAAGTGAAGAAGAATATCGTGACAAGCTGGAGACACTGAGGGAATCATATTTCCCAACAAATAGAACTCCAAAGGCAAAATCTGAAACTCTCTCTGAGGGAGTAGACTCTGCTCCAGAATCAATGTCTGGAACAATGGCTTCATACCTGAAGACTATTTCAGCATTCGCCAAAAACTGAATTTAATATTAATCAAACGTAAACAATCACACAAGGTAAACGCAAATGTTCCAATCCGAGCATCTGCAGGAAAAGTGGGCACCACTTCTCGATTATCAGGGTCTTGACGCAATCAAAGATTCACATCGTAGAGCTGTAACCGCTGTCCTGCTCGAAAACCAAGAAAAATTCCTTCGCGAGCAATCTGCTTTCGAAACCGCAGGTTCATTCCTAACTGAAGCACCAACCAATGCTGTAGGCAATGGTGGATTTACTGGTTCAGCTACTGCTGCAGGTCCTACTGCAGGTTTTGATCCTGTTCTAATTTCACTCATTCGTCGTTCAATGCCTAACCTGGTCGCTTATGACCTCGCAGGCGTTCAACCAATGAGCGGTCCTACTGGACTTATCTTCGCAATGCGTTCCCGCTACACCAATCAGAGCGGAACCGAAACATTCTTCAACGAAGTTGATTCAGCATTCTCTGGTCAACCAGCTGGACGCGATGACGCTGCTGGATTTAGTGACGGTGCTGTTGGTTTCGGTACAACTGCACAGAGTGGTAGCAATCCTGCCCTTCTGAACCCAGTTGGAACTGCAACCACTAACCCTTCACCATATAACGTAGGTCAAGGTCTCCGTACAGATTCTGCTGAGAATCTTGACGGCACTGGTGCAGATGCTTTCAACCAGATGGCATTCTCGATCGAGAAAGTCACTGTTACTGCAAAGTCACGCGCTCTGAAAGCTGAGTACTCACTAGAACTCGCTCAAGACCTTAAGGCAATCCATGGTCTGAATGCTGAGGCTGAACTCGCAAACATTCTCTCAACTGAGATTCTTGCTGAGATCAACCGTGAAGTCATTCGTACCATCTACAAGGTTGCTGAGCAAGGTGCTGTTCAGAACGTTGCAACCCCAGGTATCTTCGACCTAGACGTTGATTCAAACGGTCGTTGGTCTGTTGAGAAGTTCAAGGGTCTTCTGTTCCAAATCGAGCGTGATGCAAACGCAATTGCACAAAGAACTCGTCGCGGAAAGGGCAACATCATCATGTGCTCTGCTGACGTTGCTTCAGCACTGACCATGGCTGGTGTTCTTGACTACACCCCTGCACTCAACGCTAACCTCAACGTTGATGAAACCGGCAACACCTTTGCTGGTACTCTGATGGGCAAATTCCGTGTCTATATTGACCCATATGCTGCTAACCTGACCTCAGGTAATGCTACCCCAGGCAACCAGTATTATGTTGTTGGTTATAAGGGTTCTTCACCTTATGACGCTGGACTCTTCTATTGCCCATATGTTCCTCTCCAAATGGTTCGTGCCGTTGGTGAGAACTCCTTCCAGCCTAAGATTGGCTTTAAGACCCGTTATGGTCTTGTTGCTAACCCATTCGCAGAAGGAACCAATCAGGGTCTTGGCGCTCTTAACCTTAACGCAAACCGCTACTATCGTAGAGTTGCTGTTAAGAACCTTATGTGATCCATTTCACATAAAATTCCAGGGGGTCCTAAGACCCCCTTTTTTATTCTAAATAATTAGAAAAAATGGCAAACATATCTAATAATCAGATAGAAAATAGAAATTTTCTATCTCCTGTAGGATTTAAATTTACATTAAATAGAGCGCCGAAAGTTGCATTTTTTTGCAATTCAGCAAATATACCAAGAATAACTTTAGGGATTGCAAATCAACCTTCATACCTAAAAGACATTGATACACCTGGCGATAAAATTCAATTCGAAGATCTCACTATAAGATTTCTTGTAGATGAAAACTTAGAAAATTATATGGAGATTTATAATTGGATAAGAGGTCTAGGATATCCTGAAAGTTTGGAAGAAATATATGATTTGCAAAAAAGCAATAGAAATTTGGAGCAGCCAAATAAAAGTCAGTTGAATTTATACTCAGATGGAACTCTACAAGTTTTGACGAGTAAAATGAATCCAAATTTCAAATTAAAATTTTTTGATTTATTTCCCTACGATCTATCAACATTGCAATTTGATTCTACTGACACTGATATTCAATACTTTACAGCAGAGGTATCTTTCAAGTATACTATTTACAATATAACCGATTTATCTGGAAATAAATTGTATTATGGCGAGTCTTGATCTTGAAACAATTCAGTCTATGTGGGAAAAAGATTCCAAAATAGACATTGATAATTTGCATACAGAATCTTTAAATATCCCAATTCTTCATGCAAAATATTTTGATTTATACAATAATATAAATTTACTGAAAAAGAGAGCTGAGCAACAGAAAAAAAGAATTCGCCATGAAAGGTATGAATACTTCACAGGAAAGGCAGATCCAGAAATTTACATAGAAAATCCCTTTCCCAAAAAAATTCGCGATAAAGAAACGCTTCAGGGTTATCTAGATTCTGACGAAAAATTATCCAATGTCGCCATGAAAATTGAGTACTACGAAACTCTCCTAAATTATATTGAGAGCATTCTTAAAGTTATTCAAAATAGAACTTATCAAATAAAGAATGCCATTGAATTTATAAAGTTCCAGGCAGGATATGGTTGATTCAGCAAATCTAGTTATTTCAAAATCGAACGAAGTTTTTCTTAAGATAAAAACAGAACCACATATTGAGTATGAATTAAGAGACCGATTCACTTTTCAGGTAGAGTCTGCAAAATTCATGCCTCAATATAGGAAAAGAAATTGGAATGGAGAAATACATCTATTCGATATGAGGACCAAACAAATTTATGTTGGACTCTTGGATAAGATTGTAAATTTTTGTGAGCAATACGGATATACTTACAAATTTGAAGATAACAAATTTTATGGACAGCCATTTGAAGTCAATGATGGCATATCTTTTGAAGGCGTTAAAGATTACATGAAATCTATTTGTGCCCATTCTCCGAGGCAATATCAAATTGAGGGAGTATATGATGCTCTAAGGCATAATAGAAAATTATTGATAAGTCCCACTGCCAGCGGTAAATCACTAATGATTTATTCGCTTGTAAGATACTATGTGGAAAAAAAGCAAAAAATTCTTCTAGTTGTTCCAACGACATCTCTTGTAGAGCAAATGTACAAGGATTTTTTAGATTATGGTTGGGATGCTGAGTCATACTGTCACCGTATTTATTCTGGTAGAGAAAAAACTAACGAATACCCAGTAACAATTACTACTTGGCAATCTGTTTATAAACTGGATCGTTCATTTTTCGAAGACTATAGCGTAATTATAGGAGATGAAGCTCATCTATTCAAGAGCAAATCTCTAATTGAAATTATGACTAAATTGCATCACGCAAAGTATCGTTTTGGATTTACTGGAACTTTAGACGGAACACAAACTCATAAATGGGTTCTAGAGGGATTATTTGGTCCTTCATATAAGGTAACAAGAACTGACGAGTTGATGAAGCAGGGACATCTTTCTCAATTAGATATTCGCTGTATTGTATTAAAACATCCACCACAAAAATTCGAGACCTATGAAGATGAGATTCAATATCTAATCGGTCATGAGCAAAGAAATAAATTCATATCAAATTTAGCTCTAGATTTAAAAGGAAACACTTTGGTTCTTTATAGTAGGGTTTCTACACATGGAGAACCACTATTCAATTTAATAAATAGCAATAAGAAAGATACCCGTAAGGTATTTTTTGTACATGGTGGAGTTGATGCTGAAGAAAGAGAATTGGTTCGAGAAATTACTGAAAGAGAAAATAATGCAATTATTGTTGCTTCTTACGGAACTTTTTCTACCGGAATTAACATTCGAAATTTGCATAATGTTATCTTTGCTTCACCAAGCAAATCAAGAATAAGAAATCTCCAATCAATTGGAAGAGTTCTTAGAAAAGGAAAAGATAAGACAAAAGCTTTTTTATACGACATATCAGATGATTGTACAGTTAATTCCAGAAAAAACTATACTCTAAATCATATGATTGAAAGAATTAAAATTTATAATGAAGAAAATTTTAATTATGAAATAATTACAATTCAATTAAAGAAATGATAGAAGAAGATTTTTATGCAACAATTAAATTAAAGTCTGGGGAAGAAATATTCGCAAAAGTTGCTGCAAGTGAAGAGGAAGATAGAACTCTACTGATCCTATCAAATCCGATTGTAATTACAGAAGTTACAACAAGATTTGGATTTGGTGGATATAAAGTAGAACCATGGATTAAAACAAGTAAAGAAGATATGTATATTATCAACTTTGATGATGTTCTAACAATATCCGAATCTTCAGATATTGAAATAATAATAATGTACCAATCCTATGTAAGAGAATCTCAAAACGGATCGTCTAAAAAAGATAGGAAAACAAATATTAGCAAAAAAATGGGATATATTTCTAGTGTTAATGATGCTAAAGAAATATTAGAGAAGCTTTATAGAAATAGCTAATATTAACTTATTAACCCAGACAAAGGTTATTATATCCAGTTTACGGGGGTCTTGTCAAGCATTTTTCTAAATGTTATAATATCTACATAATTAATGAGAAAAACTAATGATAACGACGACTGTAATGACAAAAAGAAAAAGGTCTGAGCATTATGTCAATAATAAAGAGTTTTTGGCAGCCCTTATTGAGCACCGAGAAAAGGTTGCCATAGCAGAATTAAAAGGATTGCCAAAACCAAGAATTAGCAATTATCTTGGTGAATGCTTTTTGAAAATTGCAACACACTTGTCTTTTAAACCAAATTTTGTAAATTATATGTTTAAAGACGACATGATTTGTGACGGCATTGAAAATTGTGTTCAGTATATTCATAACTTTAATCCAGAGAAATCACAAAATCCCTTTGCATATTTCACGCAAATTATTCATTTTGCTTTCCTGCGTAGAATCCAAAGAGAAAAGCGTCAATTAGAAATTAAAAATAAAATTTTAGAAAGAACAGGATATTCGGAAGTATTCGAAGACAACACTATTGACGGATCCAACTATAGCGATTATAATTCTATCAAAGACGCTGTACACTCCAAACTTCGTTATTGAATGAAAGTAGCAATTATTACAGACCAACACTTTGGAGCACGAAAGAATTCCAAACTCTTTCATGATTATTTCTTAAAGTTCTACAATGATGTATTTTTCCCTACACTCGAAGAGCAAGGGATTACCACTGTTGTAGATATGGGAGATACTTTTGATAGTCGTAAAGGAATCGATTTCTCCGCTTTATCTTGGGCTAAGAATAATTACTACGACCGTCTACAAGAAATGGGGGTAAAAGTTCATACAATCGTAGGAAACCATACTGCATATTACAAGAACACAAATCAGGTAAATGCGGTCGATCTTCTTCTGCGTGAATATGATAACGTAACCGTTTATTCTGAACCAACTGAAGTAATGTTGGGTCAGTTGCCTACACTTTTTATACCATGGATTAATCAAGAAAATGAAGAACGCACTCTCAAACTTATTCAAAAGACAACTTGCCCGTGTGCGATGGGGCACCTTGAACTCCAAGGATTTAGAGTTAATCGACAAATCACAATGGAGCACGGTTTGGAGAGCAAACTATTTGGTAAGTTCCAGAGTGTCTACTCGGGACACTATCACACTAGATCGGATAATGGAACAGTCTTCTATCTAGGAAATCCTTACGAAATGTTTTGGACTGATGTTGGAGATACAAGAGGATTTCATATTTTTGACACAGAAACAATAACACACGAACCAATCAATAATCCTTTCCGGTTATTTTATAACATATATTATGAGGATAACGACTATCAAACGTTTGATAGTCGTGAATATGAAAATAAAATTGTAAAGGTAATAGTTAGAAAAAAATCAAATACTAAAAAGTTTGAAAAGTTCATTGACAAATTATATGCCTCCAATATTGCAGAACTTAAAGTAATTGAAAATTTTGATATACAAGATCCACAGGAGTTTGAAATAACTGAAAGTGAAGATACTATTACTATATTGAATAGATATATTGAGGAGGCAGAAATTTCTCTTGATAAATTTGTAATTAAACAAATGATACAAGAAATATATCAAGAGGCATGTGAAATGGTATGATATGTATATATTAACTGTTAACGGCAAAGAATCTGAAGGCGCTTATTCTGTATCTAATGAGAATGGAGATCATGTTCTATATCTCTTTGAAGAAGAAGACGATGCCGTTAGATATGCTATTATGTTGGAACAAAAAGATTATCCAGAAATGCATGTTATTGAAGTTGATGACGAACTAATAATAAAAACATGTGAAATGAATGATTGTCATTATACGATTATTACTCCAAATGATATTGTGATTCCTCCAGAAATTAAATGATTATTTTTAAAACTATCAAGTGGCAGAATTTTTTGAGTACAGGAAATCAATTTACCAAAATTGATTTTACCAAAAACTCAACAAATTTAATAATTGGATCTAATGGAGCAGGAAAAAGCACCGTTCTTGATGCACTTACTTTTTCTTTGTTTGGAAAACCATTTCGCAAAATTAATAAACCACAACTTATCAATTCTACAAATGATAAAGATTGTAGAGTAGAGGTTGAGTTTGATATTGGAAATATTTCTTGGAAAGTTGTAAGAGGAATCAAACCAAATATTTTTGAAGTTTATAGAGACGACCTTTTGCTGGATCAATCTGCCGCTGCTTTGGATCAGCAGAAGTGGTTGGAGCAAAATGTTCTTAAAATGAACTACAAGTCCTTTACCCAAATTGTTATTTTGGGGTCAAGTACTTTTGTTCCCTTTATGCAACTTCCAGCATCTCACCGCCGTGAAGTGATTGAGGATCTTTTAGATATTAAGATTTTTTCTTCTATGAATCTTGTGATTAAAGAAAAGATCCGATCTATTAAGGAAGAAATTAAAACTCTTGAACTTAAAAAAGAATCTCTTAATGATAAAGTTAAAATGCAAGAAGACTTTATTGAAGAGTTGGAAAATCGTGGTAATGCCAATATAAACGCTAATAAAGAGAAGATTGCCAATCTTGATAGGGAAGTTGGTGTTTATATGGTCGATAATGCTGTAGTAGAAGATGGATTGTGTACTCTACAAAAAGAACTTGAAGATTATGTAGGTGCTACAGATAAACTCCGTAAGTTGGGAAATCTAAAAGGTAAGATATCGCAAAAAGTATCTACTATTACTAAAGAGCATAAGTTCTTCACCGAAAATACGGTATGCCCTACTTGTACACAGTCTATTGAGGAGACCTTCAGAATAAATAGAATTAAGGACGCTCAAGATAAAGCAAAAGAGTTGCAATCTGGTTATAAAGAACTAGAGGAGGCAATTAAAGAGGAAGAAGAGAGAGAGCGTCAATTTAATACTCTATCGAAGGAGATTTTAAACTTAACGAATGGCATTTCTCAAAACAATATTAAGATTAATGGATTGCGAAAGCAAATCAGAAATCTTGAACAAGAAATTCAAGTTCTTACCGAGAACCTTGCAAACAGAAATTCTGAACATGAGAAGTTAGAATCCTTCAAAGACAATTTAAAAACTACATACGACGAACTCTCTTCTAAAAAAGACGCAATTAACTATTACGATTTTTCGTATAGTCTACTTAAAGACGGTGGAGTAAAATCCAAAATCATTAAGAAGTATTTGCCACTCATCAATCAGCAAGTTAATCGCTATTTGCAAATGATGGACTTTTATATTAACTTTACTCTTGATGAGGAATTTAACGAAACCGTTCAGTCTCCTATTCATGAAGATTTCTCATATGCTTCTTTTAGTGAAGGAGAAAAAATGAGAATTGACCTAGCACTTCTTTTCACATGGAGAGAAGTTGCAAGAATGAAGAATTCTGTTAATACAAATCTTCTGATTATGGATGAGGTTTTTGATTCTTCACTTGATGGATTTGGGACTGAGGAGTTCCTTAAGATTATTCGTTACGTTATTAAAGACGCAAATATTTTTGTTATTTCTCACAAGACAGGACTTGAGGACAAATTTGAAAGTGTAATAAAGTTTGAGAAAATTAAAGGATTTAGTAGGATGGTTGTATGATCGGAATTATTGGAAATGGGTTTGTTGGTAACGCAGTATATCAAAATTTGAAGGATAAAGTTTCCTGTAAAGTATACGATATTGATATTCGCAAATCCCCAAACACTCTTGATGAAGTTTTAGAGCAAAATTTTATTTTTGTTTGTTTGCCAACTCCTATGAAATCTACGGGAGAGTGTGATCTTTCAATATTAGATAATTTTTTTAATTGCCTACCAAAAAATATTGAGAGTACATTTATTGTAAAATCTACAGTTCCTGTTGGAACAACTAAAAAATATTCGCAAAAATATAATGTTATCCATAATCCAGAATTTTTAACTGCAAGAAATGCTGTAGAAGATTTTAAAAATTCCGAAAGAAATATTGTTGGGGGCAAAAAAGAATTGTGTGAAAATTTTGTAAAATTATTTGAAAGTCTATTTCCACATATTCCAAGTATCATAACAACTTCCGACGAAAGTGAATCTATTAAGTATTTTTCTAATACCTTTTTGTCGCTTAAAGTGGCATATTTTAATAAAATGTATGATTTTTGTGAAAAGCATGGTATGAATTATGACGTTGTTTGTGGTGGTGTTATTTCCGATAGTAGGATAGGTAAATCTCATTCTAAGGTTCCTGGTATTGACGGAGATAGAGGTTTTGGAGGAACCTGTTTTCCTAAAGATCTTAATTCCCTCATAATTCAAATGGAATCGGTCGGTCTTGACGCCAGTATGCTAAAATCGGTATGGTCCTACAATCAGCAGATTCGTCAGGTCATAGACTGGCCTGTTACTTAAATGAACACTCCAAATTGGCAGCATCACTCCAAGAAAGAACAGAAACGAAAACTTAAACCGCAAGCACTGAGGCAAGCGAAAGCACGACTCGCCCAGTTCAAAAAGCGTCACATGGGTCGCCCAAAAGGCGACCTTTCGTTTTATTGTAGGTCCATACGAAACAAAACTGATGCCTGTTCGCCACGAAATCAAGTCTCAACTTGCAAAACTACTTGCTACTGAAGATCTAGTAGTTGAGCACAAAAAAGTTTCTACTGCTTGCTTCAATGTTCATACTCGTGTTCTGACTCTTCCCTTGTGGGAGAAAGCAAGTGGTCTTGTGTATGACCTTCTAGTGGGACATGAAGTTGGACATGCTCTTTTTACTCCAGATGAAGACTGGTTGGAGAAAGTGAAAGTCCCTCAGCAGTTTGTCAATGTTGTTGAGGATGCTCGCATTGAGAAACTAATGAAGCGCAAGTATGCTGGACTTGCAAAGACCTTCTACAATGGATATAAAGAACTAAATGATGAGGATTTCTTCCAGATCAAAGAAGAAGATATTTCCAAGTTCAATCTTGCAGATCGTGTGAACTTGTGGTTCAAAATTGGCAACTATACGTATGTGCCAATTGAACGTGGTGAAGAGACTGAGATTATCAATCTAATTGCCGATACAGAAACTTTTGCTGATGTTCTGATTGCTGCAGAGACACTTTATAATTATTGTAAAAAAGAAAAAGAACAGCAGCAAAAAGTTGCTGACTTTGATTCTCATGAGCAGCAAGGAAATTCCCAGTCTCCTTCCAATGAGATTGTAGAAACTAATGACTCTTCTTCTGAGCAAGATGGGGAGAGTGATAACTCACAACCTAAACAGGATGATGGGTCCTACGGTGGAACTGCTCAGGGAGACCAAACTCAAGTAAAATCTTCTGGTGAAGAAAGTGAACCAGAAGTTCGTACTGCAGATTCATTGGAAGAAAAAATTCGTGATCTTGTTGGAAATGATGTATATGAGAATACTTATGTAGAAGTTCCTCAACTCAATCTGGATACTGTTATTGGTAAAAATTCTGAGGTTCATAAGGATATTGATAATTCATTTAATCACCAGCAAAAACTCCACAATGAGTGGGCTGTTGAGAAAAAAATTATTCCAACAAATCTTTATAATGAATCTGATATTGAGTTTCGCAAGTTCAAATCTTCCGCTCAAAAGGAAGTCAATTATCTTGTAAAAGAGTTTGAGTGCCGTAAGGCAGCAGATCAGTATGCTCGCGCATCAACTGCTCGCACTGGTGTTCTCGATACTGCTCGTCTCCACACTTACAAATACAATGAAGACTTGTTCAAAAAAGTTTCTGTGATTCCCGATGGAAAGAATCATGGTCTGGTATTTGTATTGGATTGGAGTGGTTCTATGGCAGAAGTAATGCTTGATACTTGCAAGCAACTCTTCAATCTTGTTTGGTTCTGTAAGAAAGTTTCCATTCCCTTTGAAGTGTATGCTTTCACTAATGAATGGCGTCGTGGTGAGTATGATTACGAGAAAGATCGTTATGTTGCAGCTGATAGAACTCCTCATTATGAAAAGAAAGAAAGTCTCTTAATCGTAGATGAAACTTTTTCTATGATGAATATTCTTACTAGCAAAGTTTCTGGTAAAGAAATGGAGCACCAACTTCTCAATATTTGGCGTCTTGCATATTGTTTCGCACGGCAATATCATTCTCATTATACTTATCCCAATCGCATGTGTCTTTCTGGCACTCCATTGAATGAGGCATTGATTTCTCTTCACCAAATTCTCCCTAAGTTTCAGAAGGAAAATAAACTGCAAAAAGTTCAGTGCATTGTCCTGACTGATGGTGAGGCAAATCAACTTACTTATCATAGAGAAGTAAAGCGTGATTGGGAAAAAACTCCTTATCTTGGTAGTGGGTATGTAAATCCCCATAGCACTTTTCTTCGAGATCGTAAGCTTGGAACTACATATCAAATTGATTATGGGTACCATACTTTTACTGATACTCTTCTCAAAAATTTAAAGGATAAGTTTTCCTCTACTAATTTTATTGGTATTCGGGTTCTTGGAGCTGGTTCTGCTAATCGTTTTATTAGTCTTTATCACTCTCAACTGGATAAGCAATATGAAAAAATCCAGAATGACTGGAAGAAACTGAAGAGTTTTACTATTACAAATTCTGGATATGATGCTTACTTTGGAATCTCTGCAAATGCACTATCTCAAGATAGTGAATTTGAAGTTGCAGAATCTGCTACAAAATCTCAAATCAAATCTGCTTTTGTTAAATCTTTTAAGACCAAAAAACTAAATAAGAAAGTTCTTGGTGAATTTATTTCTTTGGTGGCATGAAACAAAAATTTCCATTTGAACACGTATTAAAATACGATACTAAAGAAGTGTGGGTTAAATGCTCTAGTAGCATAACTGCTATGGGCATTCCCGCATTGGTTAAAAAGTATTATCCAGGATATGTTGGGAGAATTGCTACACAGGAGTACTTGGATCAACTGAGGAACCAGTTGGCGAACTGACCACTGGGGGGTTTAGATCCCCCCTTTTTGCCCTATAATAACAGAGTCAAAACAAAACAAATCAATGTCTCTTTCCTCTGATTACATTCGCACTTCTCTCCAAGCACTTTATGGAAATAATGTTACTAGTGCAGATATTCGTGCTTGGTGTAATATGAATGATGCAAACTATCAGACTGTAACTAAGAAAATTGATAATTTTAAAACTTCTCGTGGTAAATGGAATCTTGAAGTAACCCAACAAAAAGTGGAAGAAATCGAACGTTCTTATCAAGCTCCTGCCGTCCTCCCTACTGTAGAACAGAGTCTTATTCCTACTAAAGATGATACCTTCGTCAAGTTTGGTAATTTTAACGATATTAAAAAAATTATTCAGTCCCGTCTTTTTTATCCTACGTTCATTACGGGTCTTTCGGGTAACGGTAAAACGTTCAGTGTTGAGCAAGTTTGTGCTCAACTGAAACGTGAACTGATCCGTGTAAACATTACTATTGAAACTGATGAGGATGACCTGATTGGTGGGTTCCGTCTCGTCAACGGCGAGACTGTGTGGCATAATGGTCCAGTGATTGAAGCACTAGAGCGAGGAGCAATTCTCCTTCTTGACGAAATTGACCTTGCCTCTAACAAAATCCTTTGTCTTCAATCTGTACTTGAAGGTAAAGGTGTATTCCTTAAAAAGATTGGTAAATATGTCAGTCCTTCTGCTGGTTTCAATGTGGTTGCTACTGCTAACACTAAGGGAAAGGGTAGTGATGACGGACGCTTTATCGGAACCAATGTCCTCAACGAAGCATTCCTTGAGCGGTTCCCTGTGACCTTTGAGCAGTCCTATCCTTCTCCAGCAACTGAGCAGAAGATCCTTGAGGGTGTCGCTCTGGACCTTGGCGTGGAGGATCGTGACTTCTGCAAGCGCCTGGTGGACTGGGCAGACATTATTCGTAAGACCTTCTATGACGGTGGTATTGAGGAAATCATTAGCACTCGCCGCCTTGTGCATATCATTCGCGCTTACAGTATTTTTGCTGACAAAGCAAAGGCAATCCAAGTGTGTGTGAACCGATTTGACGACGAAACCAAGCAAGCATTCCTTGAACTTTACGATAAAGTGGATGCCGACTTCCAAATGCCTTCTACTAGTCCCGAACTGACTGTAGAATACGTTGACCAACCTACCTCTTTCTGATATAATTGGGGAAGGTTAATTATGACTTCCCCTTTTTATTATGGACGAGTATCCTTATTCCAATAACTTTGGAATT